AGGGTCTGGGTAGACTTAGAGTTAACTCTAACCGCTACTACAGAAGAGTTGCAGTCAAAAATCTTATGTAAATCTCTTTTACAAAAAGATTATCAGGAGGTCCAAAAGGACCTCCTTTTTTATGTCTAACCATAAATACTTAAAAAAGAACCATGGCAGTTAGAAAACCATAACAGGTCAAATTGAAAATAGAAACTTCTTAGCACCTACTGGGTTTCATTTTCAAGTACAAAGAGCACCCAAAGTTTCTTACTTTGGAAATGCTGTCAATATTCCTGCTATCACATTGGGAGTAGCAGCACAACCAAACTATCTGAGAGGAATTCCTCTTCCTGGCGATATGATGGATTTTGATGATTTAACTCTAAGATTTTTAGTTGATGAAAATCTAGAAAACTATATGGAAATTCAGCACTGGATGCGTGGATTGGGATTTCCAGAGAGTTTAGATGAAATCTATAATTTTCAAAGAGAAGATGCAGATTTAGTTCAGCCATACAAGAGTCAACTAAATCTCTATTCAGATGGAACTTTGACAGTTTTAGATTCAATGAACAATGCAAAGTTTAAAATTGTTTTTGAAAACATGTTCCCATATGCATTATCCACTCTTGATTTTGATGCAACACAAACTGACCTAGAGTACTTTACTGCAGAGGTCTCTTTCAAGTATACTATATACAACATTCGTGAGATCAATTGTGATCAGTGCTAAGTATGATTGATTTGGATACAATCCAGAGGATGTGGAATGAAGATTCAAAGATTGACCCAGACAATCTTCACACAGAATCTTTAAACATTCCAGTTCTTCATGGCAAATATCATGAACTTTATAATAACATCCTTCTATTGAGAAAGAAGGCAGAACAACAAAGAAAGAATATCAGGCATGAGAGGTACGAATACTTCTCAGGAAAAGCAGATCCTGATGTCTACAATGACAATCCATTTCCTAAAAAAATTAGAGATAAAGATACTATGCAAAAGTATCTTGATGCAGATGAAAAACTTTCAAATGCATCTCTAAAGATTGATTATTATGACACTATGCTGATGTACTTGGAAAGTATCCTGAAGCAGATATCCAATAGAACTTATCAAATTAAGAATGCTATTGAATTTATGAAATTCACTGCTGGACTGGGATAATAAATAAGGTTAGCTTGGTAATGATATGGCTGACCTTATTATTGAAAAAGTTAACGAAGTATATCTTAAAGTAACTACTGAACCTCATATTGAATACGAGCTGAGAGATAAATTCACATTTGAGGTTCCTAATCGCAAGTTCATGCCACAGTACAGAAGCAAGTACTGGGATGGATTTGTTCACCTTTTTAATATGAAGACCAAGAGAATTTATGTTGGTCTTCTGGATAAAATCATTGCGTTCTGTATCAATAGAAATTATTCATATCAGTTTGTAGAGAATAAATTCTATGGCCTTCCATTTGAAGTCAATGATATGGTCTCTATGGAAGGTGTAAAGGACTATATGAAGTCTATTACTACACTGAAACCAAGAGATTATCAGATTGATGCAGTTTATGATGCACTGCGATACAATAGGAAACTTTTAATATCACCAACTGCATCTGGCAAATCTTTCATGATTTATACTATTGTCAGGTACTTTGTTGGTAAGAATAAAAAGATATTACTTGTAGTGCCCACTACATCCCTTGTAGAGCAGATGTACAAGGATTTCCAGGATTATGGTTGGGATGCAGAAAACCATTGCCATAGAATCTATTCTGGAAGGGAGAGAGTGAATACCAATGAAGTCACAATTACTACTTGGCAGTCAATTTATAATTTAGAGAGATCATTCTTTGAAGACTATGATGTGATCATTGGTGATGAAGCACATTTATTCAAGAGTAAATCTTTGGTTGGGATTATGGATAAACTCCATCATGCCAAATATAGGTATGGATTTACTGGAACTCTAGATGGAACTCAAACTCACAAATGGGTTCTGGAAGGATTATTTGGACCATCATATAAAGTAACACAAACAAAGAAACTTATTGATGAGGGACACCTTGCAACTCTTGACATTCAGTGTTTGGTTCTAAAGTACAAACCAAGAAAGTTTGATAACTATGAAGATGAGATTCAACATCTCATTTCTCATGAAAAAAGAAATAATTTCATCAAAAATCTAGCACTTGATTTGAAAGGAAATACTCTCATTCTTTTCAGTAGAGTGGAAGCACATGGAAAGGTATTATATGAAAATATAAATAGTGCTGTAAGTGCTGATAGAAAAGTATTCTTTATTCATGGTGGCGTAGACGCTGAAGATAGAGAATTGGTCAGAGAAATTACTGAAAGAGAAAACGATGCAATTATTGTTGCATCATATGGAACATTCAGTACCGGTATTAATATTAAAAATCTTCACAATGTAATATTTGCCTCTCCATCCAAATCACGTGTTAGAAACTTACAAAGTATTGGAAGAGTCCTAAGAAAAGGCAAAGATAAAGTGAAAGCAAGACTTTATGATATTGCTGATGACTTTACTATTGGATCAAGAAAAAATTATACTCTGAATCATTTTATTGAAAGAGTTAAAATTTACGTCCAAGAACAATTCAATTATGAAATTACAACTATTGATATGAAGGAATAGAAAAGGAGGAAGTAGTTTGATCGAAGACGATTTCTATGCAACAATCAAATTTAAGAATGGTGAAGAAATATTCACCAAAGTAGCAGCATCTGAAGAAGAGGGAAGAACACTTCTAATTCTCTCTAATCCAATTACTATAGAAGAAGTTAAAGTTAGAGGCAAACTTGGTGGTTATAAGTTTGAACCTTGGCTTAAGACAACAACAGAAGATATGTTCATTATTAATCTTGAAGATGTCTTAACAATGTCTGAGTCTTCTGATATTGAAATGATTCTAAGCTATCAAGACTTTATTAGAAAGATGAATAAAACAAATAATTCTAAAATAAGTAGAGAAATGGGATATATATCTACAGTATCAGATGCTAAAGAAACTCTAGAGAAGATCTTTAATAATAGCTAAGTACTTAAAGCTATTACTTATCTTCAAAAGCAACAAACCTAGTCTAATACCAAAATTGAAACTTGTCAACTATTTGATAATCTGATATACTAGTATCAGATAAGTTAATTATAGATGTCCATTGTATCCCCGACATTTTCCGTAATGAGGAAAACCAAAAAATCAGAGCATTATGTAAATAACAAGGAATTTTTGGAAGCACTGGAAATTTATTTTGCTGAGGTTGAAAGAGCAAAGATTAATGACAAACCCAAACCTCAGATTCCAAAGTATATTGGAGAGTGCTTCTTAAAGATTGCAAATCACCTATCATATAAACCCAATTTTGTGAACTACATGTTCAAGGATGATATGATTTGTGATGGTATTGAGAACTGTGTTCGCTACATTCACAATTTCAATCCAGAAAAATCTAAGAATCCTTTCGCTTACTTTACTCAGATTATCTACTATGCTTTTCTGAGGAGAATCTCTCAGGAGAAAAAGCAGATGGAAATCAAAAATAAGATTTTGGAAAGGACTAACTTTGATGAAGTCTTTGATGCCAATGACCTTGACGCATCAAATTATTCCGACTACAATAGCATCAAAGATTCTGTGCATAGCAAACTTCGTTATTAATGAAAGTAGCAATTATAACTGATACTCATTATGGAGCAAGGAAATCATCATCCCTGTTCCATGATTATTTTGAAAAATTCTACAAAGAAGTTTTCTTTCCAACTCTAGATGAGCAAGGAATTACGACTCTTGTACATATGGGAGATGCTTTTGATAGTCGAAAGGGGATAGACTTTAAAGCACTTACATGGGCACAGAGAGTTGTATTTGACCCACTTAAAGAGAGAGGAATTGAAGTTCATCTGATTGTAGGTAATCATGATGCATACTACAAAAATACAAACAGTGTCAATGGAGTAGATCTTCTGCTTCGTGAATATGATAATATAAAGGTCTATTCAAAACCAACTGAATCTAAACTGGATAATTTGGATGTCCTTTTTGTACCATGGATTAATCAAGAAAATGAAAAAGAAACTACTAAACTTATTAAAAAGACACATTGCAACGTTGCGATGGGGCACCTTGAACTCCAAGGATTTAGAGTTAATAGACAACTCGTCATGGAGCATGGTTTGGAGAGCAAACTATTTGAGAAGTTCACCCGTGTCTACTCTGGTCACTATCACACTAGATCAAACAACGGGACAGTCTTCTACCTAGGAAATCCATATGAGATGTTCTGGACAGATGTAAAAGATGAGAGGGGATTCCACATCTTTGATACTGAA